AGGATGTCCTGCCAGGTGCGGCCCGCCGAGCCGGCGACACCGACCGTGGTCGGCATGTCCGCCTGCCGCAGGGGGAGCGTCCACTCCCGCCACTGCTCGGGCGCATACGTGGTGACCCGGTTCTCGGAGACTCCGCCAACGTTGACGTACATGTCGTCGACACCCATGCCCGGCATGGCCTGCCACAGCAGCGTGTTGCCGGAGTTGAGGATCCAGTGGAGAGCCTTGCGTTCTTCGTCGTCGCGGGTCCAGAGGACGAGGTTGCCCTCAAGACCGCTGCGGACGTCCGACAGCACCACGCTGTTGCGCCGGCCCCGCACCCGGAACTCTGCCTGGCCGATAGGCCGCTGCCAGTCCGGCGCGGTCTTTACCAGTACCTTCAGGTTCCGTTGCGGATTCCCCGGATCCTTCAACCACACTTCATTCGCGTCCGCATGGATCAGCGTCTCGGGCCCCACGTTGTACGTTTGGCTCACGGCCGTACCGTCGCGGACTTCGGCGTACCAAGTGACCGGCACACCCAGCGGTGCCTCATAGTCCTCGACGACGAGCGTCTCCGAGGTGACAGCCACTCCGTCGAGGAGCCCGTCAGTGCCGCGCACCAGGGTGCGTGTCCCGTCAGGCAGCGTCCGCCACAGCGTGAGCGTCCGACCGAGTTGCAACTCCCTCAGGGTGACCGTCACCGACGCCGTGTCCTGATGCGACTCAGCCTCGGCCAGAGGCATCGACTGCCACAGGCCGGCCCAGTCCACGTACAGCTCGGATGACAAGGCCCCAGCGGTCAGTGTGTACTCGAGCGCCGCCTGCGTGGCGCCGGCTGGCGCTGTCTGCTGCGTGGACAGATGCCACCAACCGGGAGTGGGCATCGCTGAGGGGGCATCCGCGGTGGACCCGAGATCGGTGTCAGCGGCGTCGTACCAGCGGATGGCCCTGGTCAGCGTCCATGATCCGGAGATGACCTTCATTGCAATGGAGGCGGTCCACGACTGACCGGCCGCATCGCCGACCGCATACTTTTCGGTGCGGAGCACGGACGTGGTCGCGGTCGCCGACGTGACCTTCATGCAGTACGCGGTGAAAAGCCCGTCCGTACCCCAGGGCTCCAGCCGTGACAGGGCAGCCACCCCGGACACGGCAGCCCAAGAGCCCACGCCCGCCTCGAACTGCGCGTCGGCGAACGGTACTACTGACCCGGGAGCCAGATAGTCGACCGCGTTCCTGATCACGGCCACGTCGGTGCGCAGTACCTGCCCGGCTGTCGCGCCGATCAGGCCGAACGCGACCGTGGCATAGGCGGCGTTCGCCGGGGCTACGTCGGACACGTACTGCCGATACCAGCCCGTGCCGGGCTCGGCAAGCACCGCCCGTGCGGCCTGGATCTGCGCGAAGGTGTCGTCGTAGAACCGCAGCTCGATCCACGCTGTCGACCCCACGCTTGGCGGGTTCAGGTACGCGTAGGCCACGTACTCGGTGCCGGGCGTGACCGCGGGCAGCTCAGTGCTGCGGAACTCAGCATCCCCGGCTCCGGTCGCCGTCATCGTTGCGACATGCCCGCCGCTGACATAGTTCGTCGACGACCATCCGACCGCTGGCACCGTGCGGGACATCGCACAGTTGACGAGTGCCTCGTACTCCCAGCCGCTGGCCCGCTCACTCGTCTCGACGTTCGCCGACAGGAGGTTGCCCGTGGTGCGCTGCGGCGGCCCCAAATAGATGTTGTCGAAGAACGAGTTGACCAGGGCGGCCGCGGGGGTGGACGAGAAGATGACCTGCGCGAACTCGGCCCCATTCGGCGCCCAGTCAGCTACCGCGATTCGGTGCCACGACGCCGCCGCCGAAGCCGTAGTCAGCGACCACGAGATGCTCAGTTCCGCCGATGACGAGTCCAGCCAGCGGATGCCGATACGCTCCGGCACCGTCACGCCCGACGCATCCGAGAACGCCGCATACTCGGTGCCGGGCGTCACCGGGTACGAGGCGACCGTGCGGCACTGCATCTCGCCGGCTGCCTGTTCATGAAATCGGTGGCAGCCGGTGGTCACGGTCCCGCCGCTGCCATGCCCGATCGTGCAGTTCAGGTGCGCGACCCAGCCCGACGTGTTCGGGTCGACCGTGCTGGTCGTCTCCGACAAGAAGTTACCGGGGATCGCCACGTCATCCCCTCCTTCCCGCACGTAGAGTCGACACGAGCCGCTGGTCCCGCTGGTTCATTACTCCGTGCACGACACCGAGCAACTCGCCACTGTCGAGGAACAACTCGCCCTCGAACGTCCCGGCGCCGGCCGGAGCGGCAGCCATGCGCGTCAGTGCGCTGGCCTGCTGGCTGGTGAACACGGGCTCCGGCCGGCCAGTGCCGTTGTAAGCGAGGTTCAGTCCCGGCTGCAGGTAGCCGCCAGAGTCGAACTTCCCGGGCATGAAGCCGTAGATGTCCGGGAACATCATCGCGTTCGCGCCGCGGGCCCGGGAGCCGACGACCACGCCATCCCCGCCCCTGCTTTCGACGTTGACGCGGCCGAGGGTGCCGGCCGTGTGGCCCACACCCGCATTGGTGATGCCGATCTGGAACGGGCTCTTGCCGTTGAGAACCCAGCCCGACGGTGCCGTCTTGCCTGAGAACGCCCCGGTAGCCCAGCGCCTGTGCGGCTTCTGTCCGCGGATCACGGACTCGATCGCCGACAGGAAACCGGAGCAGTCCCAGCTGGGATTACCGTTGCCGCCCCACTGGTAGGGCAGGCCGTTCTGGGTCTTCGCCCACTTCAGAGCAGCCTGAATCCGGGGGCCGCCGATCCCGCCGGCACCCTTCTTGTCGGCCTCCTTCGAGTAGCCGAAGATGCTGTCCAGGATCCTGGTCGGCACCTTGCGGATCATCTTGCCGAAGTTCGTCTCCGCGCCCGGGAACTTGGCGAGCAGCGGGTCGATGACGTACTTCATGCCCGCGCGGGCCGACTTCTCGAGGCCATCAGTCAGCCAGGATGCCCCCTCCTTGACCTTGTCCCAGGCCGCGGATCCGATGCCGGACGCGGTCTTGCCGATCCAGCCGAAGATGCCGCCGTCGGCGAACCGCTGCGTGGTGTCGTTGCCGCCGAGGGCCGGGGCGAGGGCCGCCTTGACGCCGGTGGCGCCCCGGGTGGTGGCGATGCGGTTCATCGTGGACACGAAGCCCGCCCCGACGGCGCGGGTGAACTCGGGCCGCATGATGGCCTCGCCACCACTGAGCTCGAGGCCGCCGCCGGTCGGGGACACGAACTTGTGCACGTCCTTGCCGGGTGTGTAGCCGGGGAGGATGCCGCCCCGGGCGAAGCCCTGCGGGAGCTCGATCTTCTTCAGGGGGTTCGCACCGAACGCGCTGGCGATCTTGTTCCAGGTGGGGACGATGCCCTTGTTGTAGATCGTCTCGATGATGAAACGGACAGGCTTCTTCGCCAGGTCCTGAATCTTGTTCCAGGCTTTTCCGATGAAGTCCTTCGCGTCCTCGAAGCTTTTACCGATCGCCTCGATGCCCCTTTTGATGTTGTCGAAGGCGGGCTTAAGCGCCTTGTCCCACAGCCATTTGCCCTTGTCGCCGAGCCACGTGAGGATCGGCTTTCCATAGTCGTTCCACAGGATGCTGATCGCATCGCCGACGATCTGCATGGCCTTCTTGATGCTGTCCCACGCGGGCTTGATGGCCTTGTCCCACAGCCACTTCGCCTTGTCGCCGATCCAGCCGAACACGGGAGACAGGATGGTGTTCCACAGCCACTTGGCGGCCGCGCCGACGACGTCGAACGCCTTCTTAATGGCGTCCCACGCGGGCTTGAGCGCGTTTTCCCACAACCAGCCGGCGACCGCGGCGAGCAGCTTGAACGCCAGCACCAGCGGGACGATGAGGATCGTCAGGACGATGACGGCAAGGTACTTGGCCGCTGTTCCGATGAAGCTGAAGACGGGCGAAAGGACGGTGTTCCACAGCCATGAGGCAGCTTCGCCCACCGCTTTCAGCGCGGTCCAGATGCCGTTGAAAACCGGCTTCAGGACGTTGTTCCACACCCAGAGCGCAGCCGTCTTGATGCCCGACCAGGCAGCGTCCACGATTTTGCGGAACCACTCGAAGTTCTTGTAGGCATAGATGACCGCGGCAACGAGGGCCACGATCGCAATGATGATCAGTGTGATCGGGTTGGCATTCCACGCCAGGTTGAACACGATCACCGCTAGGGTCCACAGCTTTGTAGCGATCCACACTGCATAGATCAGCTGGATCAGCCACGGGAGGTGTTCTGCGATGGATCCGATGACCCTGGCAACAGCGCCCAGGGCGAGGTAGGCGATCGTGGCGGCAGGAGCAAGCGCCTTCGCGACCCGCAGGACGGCGCCGCCAATGTCGCGCAGAGAGCTGGCCACCACCGGGGCCATCTCTGCCGCATAGGCGAGGAAGCTCTCGAACCCGGGCGAGCCCTTCAGGTTGGTCGCCCAATTCGCGAAGCGGCCCGTGATCCGCTGCATGATCCCCGAGATCGTGGTCATGTGCGGCAGGAATGCCTGGACGATGCCGGCCATGCCCTTGAAGGTCCGGCCGAAGGCGATGCCGAGCCCCTCGATCGCAGGGCCCACCGAACCGGCCAAGTCCTTCTTGAACTGCTTCCACCACGGCGACTTGAAGCCCGCGCTCACCCGGTCCTGCAGGTTGCCGATGGCCTTCGCCGCGGCAAGGACGAACGGCGTCAGGCCAGGCAGCGAGTTCTTGATCCCATTCAGTGCCCGAGTGAAGATCGGCATCACGGCAGGCTGTAGCGACCTCGACCAGGCGCCGAACGCGGTCCGCAGCGAATTGAACGCGTCGAACGTCTGGCGGGCCGCAGGGGTCATCTTCGCCAGGGCGGCCTTGTACTTCGCCTGCGCGATGGCAGCCTGATCGACGCCCCCGGCCGCAGACAGCGACGCGGAGGCAATCTGACGCTGGGCATTCGCCACAGCTTCGGCAGCGGACTGCTGAGCCTGGGCGACGTTCGCTGTCGCCTCGCTGACCCGCTCCTGAGCCTGAGCAACCTGCCGGGCCGTCTGCACCTGAGTGCGGGCGGCCTCAGTCTGAGCATCCCGCACCGCCCGGGTGCGGTCCTCGACCTGCTCCTGAGCCTGCGCCAGCCGCTCCTGCGCGGAGCGGACCGTGTCCGAGCCGTCGACGCCGGCCTTGTTCGCCTTGGACGTCTCCGACTTCAGGCGCTTCGTCTCCGTCGTCTGGTCCTTGAGTCGCTGTACGGCCTGGTCGTAGGCGAGCTGTGCGCGCTCCAGGTCGATACCGGTAGCGCCCTCAGAGCGAGCTCGGTTCAGCTCGGTCTGCGCCTCCCGCACGCCGAGTACAGCGTCGCGCTCCGACAGCTGTGCGCCGGCCAGCCGGGCGTTCAGGTCCTCGAGCTCGAGGGCGGCCTCACGCCGGGCGTCCGTCAGATCCTGCTGTGCGCGGCGGGCATCCCGCTGCGAGCGGGCAAGGGAACGCTCGGCGTCCTCGATCGCCTGCGCGGCCTGGGCGTTGCGCTCCGCGGCCTGCACGATCGCGTCCGCGGCGGAAGTCTTCGCCTGACGGACCTGCTGCTGAGCCTGAGCGATCTGGCGGGCGCCGTTGCGCTCCGCGGCGGCGAGCGCCTGCTGCGCGCCGGCCATCTGCAGCGCGCGCGAGGCACCCTGCGACGCGGCCTGGGCGCCGCGCATCGTGGAGTTGGTGGCGGCTTCCTGTGCGGCCTTCTGCGCCTGCAGAGCACCGCCGATGCTGATGAAGGCGGGCACCGCTACAGCGACCAGCGCGCCGACACCGACGGACGCGGCAACCGCCGCGGCGCCGATCGCGCCGATGCCCGCGGCGAGGATCGGAATGGCAGGGATCAGGGTGAGGCCGCCGATGGCGACCGCAAGGTGCAGGATCGCCCCCACCGCACCGGACGTGTCGACGCCGTGGACGGCAGCCAGTTCAGCGAGGGCGGACGCTGTGTCGGCACGGACCTGCACGTTCGGGTGCTTGGCGCCGAGCCGGGTCAACTCGGCCTCGATGAGCCGGATCTCCGCCCGGGCCGCGCCCGCGTCGATGTCGATACCGATGCGCTTGTTCGCGAGCGACTCCATACGGACCCGCAGGGCCTGAAGGTCCGCGTCGGCCTCGCTGGTGTTCGCGTCGATGTTGATTTTCGGCAGCGATCGGAACGCCGCCTCAAGGCGGGTCTTCAACGCGCGCGAGAAAGCACCGCCCGTGTTGTCGCCCTCACGCACGGCCGCAGGGCGGGCCATGCGCCCGCCCTGCGTGATGCCGTTCCGCATCGCGTCCCGGATGGAGGCGGTGATGCGGAGGGCGATCTGCTGCCCGAGCTGCTGGCCGATCCGGGTCGCCACCGTGTCGTCGACAGCCCCGGACATGGCGGGCCCGAACGCCCGCCCAGCCGCCCGGCCGGCGTCCTCACCGGCGCGGGTCGCGGCCGGCACAAGACCGGCACGCAGGCGGTTGTAGATGCCGCGGGTGTTCGGGATGACATCGACTTCTACGGAACCGACCTGGATCGCCACGGAAGGCCCTCCTTCCGCGCGTCAGGCCGCGCCTCCGTTGATGAGCTTGAACAGCGTGTTCGCGGCTGCGTCGGACATCTTCCGCTCCGTCTTCGGGGTGACCCCAGGACGCCGCATCGGCTCCGGCCTCTTGGGCTTGCGGCCCTTACCGCTCGAGTTGGCGACGACGAGGATGTACTCCAGCTGATGCAGCGAGTCGGTGATCCCGGCGAGGAGCTGCTCGGCCATCGACCAGCGGGCCTCTTCCGGCTTGCCCTTGCCGGCCTGCGCCTCGTACTCCTCCGGGGAGAGGGCGTTCCGCAGGGCGGTCATCGTGGCCGACTCGGGCGGCAGATTCTCGACCAGGACCCGAAGCTGCCGCCACGTCATCGCCCCGCGGTGCACGTCCAGCAGGTCACGCTGGTAGTAGCGCCACAGGTCGGCCTCTACCGCCTCCGCGTGGTCCTCGACGACGCCTTGGGTCCACCGGACTTTCCCAGGCCTTCCCCAGCGGCCTCGCCGGCCGCCTCCATGAAGTCGTTGATCTCCTCGTTCGTCGGGTCGAGGTCCACGTACAGCTCGTAGGAGTCGGGGCTCAGGACGTCCTCCATGAAGGCGTCCATGTCGCCGAGCCGCAGCTTGCGCATCGACGACTGGCGCCAGGCGCCGGACGGGACGACCTCGACCTCCGTGTCGCACAGCACGGCAGTGACGTAGTGGCCGGTGGCCTCGATCTCCTGCGCCTGTGCCGGACTGACTTCGGGTTCGGGCGCACGCGCAGGCCGTGCCTTCGGGCTGGTGCGGGCGGTGCTGACAGTTCGGCTGTTCGCGGTCATGGCGCGGGCCTCCAAGGTCATGGCGCGGGCAAGGGGTAAAGGACGGGCGGGCCGGGCCCGCGCCAGCAGAAAGGCCCGCCCGTCCAGCTCAGGACAGCGGGTCCGCGGGCGTCGTGGGGATCTTGTCGACGTGGTACACCGTGTTCCCCGCGTCGTCCGGGTACGTGGTGATCGTCCACTCGAAGCCGCTGATCTCGTCCTGCTTGTACGTGACGTCCGAGCGCTCGCTGATCTCGCCCTCGGGCACGTAGAAGCCGCGGTAGGAGTCGCCGTCGATGACGAGGAACCAGAACGCGCGGCGGTCCGGAACCGGGCTCGCGGTCTCCGCGAACGAGGTGATGTCGCCCACCGGTGCGAGGTCGGCCTCGTCGATGCGGTAGTGCAGCGACATCACCGGCAGCCGGGACGTCTCCCACATCGTCATCGAGAACGTCCGCACGGACTGGGTGATCTGCGTGCGGAACGGGCTCGTCAGGCCCCACGGGGTGAAGGTCTGCGACTCCTCGTCCCAGCCGTTGACGAGACCGTCGTCGGAGATCGCGCCAAGCGCCGCCCACGGGTCGGTCGGGTGCGTCAGCGGCGAGTCCAGGGCCGGGGTGCCGACCGGCGCGACCCAGGCACCGCCGTTCGCGCCGACCATCGTGAGATCCGCAGCGCGGGTGATGTTGACCATGATGTCTCCAGACATGGAAGGAGCCCGCGCACGGGCGGGTGTTGATGGGTCCGGCGCGGGCCCGACCGGTCAGTCGACCGGGTGACAGAAGATCTCGTAGGTGGCTCCGACACGTCGGAGCGCCGTGTTCTCGTAGGGGCGGACAGCGGGTCGGCTGACCGTGCGCACCATGCCGAAGACAGCGTTCGCCGTCTTCGATCCGCGGAGCTCGGTCAGGTAGAGGGCGTGCACGGTCGCGGCCAGGGCGAGGGCTTCGCCGCGGGTCGCGGCGTAGACGTTGACGTCGACGAGCGGCCGGTCCAGACGGAAGCCGTCGTCGTCACCGCCGACGACCTCGAGCTGCACTGTCGGCAGCTCCTCGAGCAGGTTGTTGTCCAGCTCGTCGCGCACGAGTGCGCCTGTGGGGACGCGAGCCTGTGTCCAGCCGATCAGCTCCAGCTCGACATCTATCGAGCCGACGGCAGCCATCAGCGACCACCTGCCTGGGCGGCCCGCAGGAGGACGTGGTGGGCCCTGACCCGCTCCGTGCCGTACTCCACGTGCGCTCCATGGGGCGCACGGTTGCCGACGATCGCGATGGCCCGGTCTCGCCGGCGGCCGCCGCGGGGCACCGGCTGCACGAAGAAGCTCGCCTTGTACTCGCCGCTCTCGACAGGCGCGATCCCCTCCGCCACACCCTTAATGACCTCGGCCCGGCGCACCATCTCCGACAGGACCATCGGCGACCTCAGCAGCTGCCCGACGCCCCTCTTGGACATCCTGAATCGTGCGGGCATCATGACCACCTCTACTCATCTGGGGGCGGCATGGACGTCAAGGGCGTGCAAGGCAGCATCAGCTTCGACGGCGAATGGATCACCATCACGAAGAAGCAGGTCGGGCAGCAGCAGCGGAACTTCCGCATCCGCGCCGCCGACGTGACCGGCACCCGACTCAAGCCGGCCACCCGCCTCTTCCACGGCTACCTGCAGTTCGTCCTCCCAGGCAGCGCACCCGCCGACGAGAAGAAGAGTCTGCTCACCCGGGGCCGGCCACCCCAGTCCGACCCGCACAGCCTGTCCATCCCGCACCGCTCCAACGACGGGGCAGCCAAGCTGATGGCCGCCGTCGAGCAGGCCCGCGGCTAGCCCGTCACCCGGTCCGCAGCGAACTGCACCGGGCCCGCCAGCCCGGTGAACGGGTTCTTCCCCCAGTCGCCCGGCTCGCCAGTGATCTCGCAGCGAACCCCGCGCACCATCGCCCCATCGGTGGTGCGCACATCGCTGCCCGCAGGTGCGTA